ATATTGTCCTTGCCGCCAGTGGAGCCTAAGCAAAAGTTCGGCTCAATCGCATGACAGACAACCATCTCTATTTCTGTCTGCTTGTCTCGCCACTTATTCCGGACAACCTCTGGGCAATTTTCCAACGTGAACATTTCAACTATTTGCGCAATAGTCAAAACAAACTCACGATAAAATGACTCACAAGAGAATGTTGAACCACACGCAAGGAAGTATTCACCGGCACACGGTAGATAACACCTAATTAAATTCTGAGAATCTTCATAAATAATCATCGGAGAAGTTCCGAATGTTGTAACATTCTGGAATAATTGGTGCATAGTGCTGTAAAAATTAGACTGACCTATAACGAAATATATAATCCTTTCAGCATTTTCTAACCATTCTTTAGATTCTTTTGCTAAATCCATTCCATCAATACCAATTCCCATCTTAAACCACGGCCTTGTTGATGGAGTCAAACCACTCCACATACCAGCGGCGCATGTTCTAATTGAGAAAATAGCAGTAGAATCAATAATCCTTTGGTTTTTTCTTACGCCTTTATCGTATGTATTGGCTGTTATTACCCAATGATACAGCCTAGGAAGTAAAAACTCTGCAAGTTCAGACCAATTTGCCCACCATGTATAACGCCATTCCCTAAGCGCGTTCAGTCTCCGCGTAAGATACTCGTAAATCTCGGTCCAGTTCTTGCCTGGCGCTGTATCATCTTCCGATAGTGTGGGTGGCTGGTCAGCTAGAAGGGATGGACTGGCGAGTTCATATTGCGCAAATCCATCATCTTTTGTTGGCATTTTATTTATTCAACAATAGTTTTTTTAATTACACATAATTCACTAATTATACTATCTATCATTTCTACAAATGAACCTTCACTTTTTATATATATATAACTACATAAATGATTAAGATTTTTATTTGTTTTTAAAAATTCTTCTTTATTTTTTTCTATTTTTTTACTATCTAAATTTCCATTTTTATCTAAACATTCCTCATATTTAAATGAAGGACGTGTATGATCAGCATGATCAGTAGAAATTATTAGATACACTTTACCATCTGATATATTATATAGTTTTACATTGTGTTTCATCGCTAACTTCCTAACGTCTGTTTTGCCGTGCTCGGCGCTGGCGCGCCCATTGGAGATGACATGATCGTGTTATCAACTCCTGCTCCAGCGCCAGCCGCCAGAACGTTTTTTTGCGCCAAACCAGCCTGTGAAACCAAGGGGCTTGATTGCGTTGCTGGCGGCGGCGGCGGCGGAGGCGGCGGAGGCGGCGAAGAACCTCCACCTCCTCCTAAAAAATGACAAGCGGCTTGAAACCAGGTTTTCATAAATTCCGTTCCGACAAAACATGAAACACGCGCCAACCATCGCCGGGCAACACACGCTCTAATCCAGAAGGATAGAATGCCTCCATCATATCGCACCCCTCTTCTTCCCGCGCCCAACGCTCTATCTCTGGGAATAAATTAACCCAACGCCAATGACGCGCACCGACCAGACCAATACACCGCAATGCCCTGCGGCGCGGATACTGCGTGATCTGCGTCGCCATCACAGCCAGAAGATCGCCGCATTCATCAGCGCGCCATAACTGAATTAGATTGGCCTCAACCTGGACTGCGATATCTTCTGGGAGAAACCGTCCGCCACTCCCTGCCGCCATCTTCTCAAGCGCAGCCCATATGGCCGGTCGGCGCGGATTACATTCCCTGGAAAGGATTGTATTCGCTTTGGCGCTGTCTGTTGGCGCGGTTATTAAACTCGTGGAATGGGTCATACTCATACCCCGGATCACAAATTGCTGGGCGACGTGACTGAAAATCGCCCAGAGCGCTATTCTTGCGCGCTGAAACTGGGTGCGCGAAGGTGAGACATAACGCATCGGCATGATCTGGTGAGTAACCTATCCGCTCTTTCACCATATCTTTTGGCTCAAGTATCAGTTTATCGCCCTTGAAAGTGTAGGTTGTGCGCGTCATTGCGGCAGTTAGTTGTGACATTCCGTCTGTTGACATAGGGGGAAGTTGGCCGCCCTCCTTAATCCATTGCGCACACTCAAAATATATCTCCGACCTTTTATTGTAATAACGTCCATTTGATGCAGACTCAGAGAAACCAACCCCAATCGGAGCCTTCCCTAGCAAGCGGAGATTATCAATCCAACTTGAGCCAAAACCACCCGTGCTGTCTATAAACACGGCATCTGCGCCCCAATCATTCCACCGGCGCGCCACCAATCCACCACCTTGAATGCCATCTATATTACGCTGAATAACTGGCGCAAGCGCTAAAAGGCCCTGACGCGGCCACATAACACTTGCATCATCACCCTGCCTAGCAACATCAACCCCAAGAATGCGCGGAGAAGCATCAATATCATGCTGGCGATATGATCTTGCACATGCGGCATTAATATGATCAGGCCCCAATAGAGTATTAAAAGACGCTGGCGGGAATTGTCCGAAAACGTTGACTAAAACGAATGGGTCGTCTCTACCATATTTTTCAATTTGTTCACGCGCCCACTGAACAGAAACTCTCGATGCTCTCTTTGGATTGTCTGGATCGCCGTTGATATTAATAACGTGCCACAACCGCCGCTCTGTTGTGCAGGCACGATACAACGGCCCCTCAAGGTGGGTTGGGTTCCCGGCCTGAATTATATGCCCCTCTATACACGTCGATAAAGCTGCTTCAGCAGAAGCCATAACGGCGTCAGGCATACCGCCTGACTCATCCAAAATAAACATGATGTATTCAGCATGTAATCCAGCGAGCGTTTGAGACTGCTGGTTTCTATCTGCTGTTTTAGGATATGATCGCGCGGACATCCACCATGTTTCTGGATGATCTTTCGCGAAAATGCGAGTTTTTGTTAACTCAAAAACCTCTTTTAACAACGGCGACCGACTGCGCCACATTGCCATCTCTGTCCAAAGGTTATCGGACAGGTTATCAGCCGATACAGCAACTGCTGCTATCTTTGGGTGAGGACGTGTGAGGAGGAAATTCCAGGCCAGCCAAGCCTCAAGGCACGTCTTACCAACGCCTTTTGAGGCGCACATCGCAATTCTTTGCTGGTGCGGGAATTGCTCAAGTACTTCTCGCTGCCATATTTCCGGCTCAACAAGAAAAACTTCACGGACAAATTGATCTGGATGCTCTCGCCAACGTGCTATATTAGCGAAAGCGTTCATCACTCTTCCTTTTTATTCAACGATCCCAACACAAGCTGCTCAAGCGTTATCTTACCATTAACATTGATATCTGTTTTATCGCCGAATATATTCGGCAACAACTTACCAGCAAGTTTAAATCTTGTATCAATCTTTACTTTAGCAATAGCTGCCGTGTTTTTATCAATCGCTGCATCAGCTATATCGATTACCTGATCCATTAACGCATATACTTGCATTTCTCTCGCTTCTTTATATTTTTCTGCGAAAGATGGAACATTTTTAACCCAACACAGAACTGTGCATGGTCTTGGCATATCGAATGATTCAGCAATTTGAGATAAGCTATTGCCTTCAGCGAGTCGTTTGAGGACAATCTCGCCCACAGCGCGATCGTAATAAAGCCCGTTAAATTTGAAATCTGCCATATTTTTCTCGATTCGAATCACATAATTTGAATTATTGCGCTATTATCTCCGATTCTATCAAAAAACATACACCATATTGGTAAGATTGGTCAAGCTATTTTTTTTATTTTTTCTGGGAAATTATTGTGGCTGGTTTTGAGTCCATTGACATGCTTAACAATCATATCAATCCCAGCCGAATGCCATATTTTAACGGTGTTGTGGTTGCTGCCCAGGATGCGCGCTACATGCCGCCAAGAACGCAAGTGTATCCCTGTGATAGGATGCACAGCGGCTCTAAACAGTACTACGCGCCGTAATAGAGAGTCAGACCACTTACTTGCTGATCCACGCGGCGCTGGTTGCAGCGGGATTGCCGCTGCAACCCAACCAAACACCTCATCCATCCGCGTTATAGCGGCTGCGCTCGGGACTGCTGGCCTAAGCTCC